CTCAAGGTGGTGCAGGAACTCCAGGTGCTCAAGGTAGTACAGGACCAACAGGTAGCACAGGCAGTCCAGGTCCATCAGGATTCCAAGGACCAACTGGTTCTCCTGGTGCTCAAGGTTCAACTGGTCCAACAGGTCCAACAGGACCACAAGGACCAACAGGTCAATTAGGAACAACATCATCTGCGCTTGGTGTAGGTACGGCTGCAAGTTCAACAGGTACTTTAACTGCGACAAATAATATCACTTCTTTTTATTCAGATATTCGTTTAAAAGATAATATAGAAAATATCAAAAACGCTGGCGAAAAATTATATACATTAAATGGTATTTTCTATAATGTAAATGAACTAGCTAAATCAAAAGGTTATCAAGATACAAGTAGACAGATTGGTTTAATTGCACAAGAAGTTCAAAAAGTTTTGCCTGAAGTAGTTAAACCTGCGCCATTTGATACCAATGAAAATGGTAGTATTTCAGGTGAGAATTATTTGACAATTCAATATGAAAAAATAGTAGCTTTAATCATTGAAACAATTAAAGAACAACAAATAGAAATTGAAGAAATAGAAAAGGTTTTAAATGGCACTAGCTAATAACGTCAATTTCGTAGTTAAAAATGGATTAACAGTAGGCGATACTGCTATTATTACTGCTAACGGACAATGGATTGGTTCTGCAAGTACAACTGTTGGCGCTCAAGGTGTTCAAGGACCACAAGGCTTTCAAGGAGCTCAAGGACCTCAAGGCGTTCAAGGTTCAACTGGTGCTCAAGGTTCACCTGGTGTTCAAGGTGCTCAAGGAATTGGATATCAAGGTCCACAAGGCGTGCAAGGTTCTTCAAGTGGAGCGCCTGCTGGTTATCAAGGTGTACAAGGTGCGCCCGGCACTCAAGGTCCACAAGGTACTCAAGGTGCAACTGGAGTTTCTGGTTTTCAAGGCAGACAAGGTTCTACAGGATTTCAAGGTACACAAGGACCCCAAGGATTTCAAGGTGTGCAAGGTGCATCTCCATCAGGATTCCAAGGAACTCAAGGCGTACAAGGTAGTACAGGTTCAACAGGAGTTCCTGGTGCTCAAGGTCCTCAAGGAAGTTCAGGCGTAATAGGTTCAACAGGCAGTACAGGTCCTCAAGGTGTTCAAGGCGCACAAGGTTCTACTGGAGTTTCAGGTGTTGCAGGTTCACAAGGACCTCAAGGTTCTCAAGGTGTTACTGGAACTTCACCAACAGGACCTCAAGGAGTACAAGGTGCTCAAGGACCTGCAGGAACTCCTGGTGTTCAAGGGAGTACAGGTCCAACAGGACCACAAGGATCAACAGGACCTGCGGGATTTCCAGGTACTATTGGTGCTCAAGGACCATTTGGATTTCAAGGCGTTCAAGGTACACCAGGATTACCAGGTTCACCAGGAGGAACAGGACCTGCAGGTTTTCAAGGTCCTGCAGGCGGTACCGGTCCTGCAGGTGTTCAAGGTTCTACTGGTTCTCCTGGTGCTCAAGGTTCAGCAGGACCAGCAGGTAGACAAGGTCCTCAAGGTGGTTCTGGTCCATCAGGATTTCAAGGAGTTCAAGGTCCCACAGGACCAACAGGTTCTACCGGTTCTCCAGGTGCTCAAGGTCCACAAGGAGGTAGTGGTCCAACTGGTTCTCCTGGCGGCACAGGTCCTACTGGACCAACAGGTTCACCAGGAGGTACTGGACCAACAGGAGCTACAAATAATGGTGATGCATCTGTGTCGACATTATCAATCAATACATCAGGTGCTCCAACAGGATACATATGGGCAACAGGAACTATTACGGCATATGCTTCAGATAAACGATTAAAAAAGAATGTTGAAGTAATTAAAGATTGTTTATTTAAAGTTCAAAATATGAGTGGTATATATTATCACCCAAATAAATTAGCACAATCGTATGGATACCAAAATGCAGAAAGACAAATTGGTGTGATTGCACAACAAATTAAACCTTTTGCACCAGAAATTGTTAAGCCTGCCCCATTTGATTTAGATGAACATAATGAAAGTAAATCTGGCGAAAATTATATAACTGTACAATATGAAAAATTAGTTCCTATTATTGTGCAAGCAATTAAAGAACAGCAAGAAAAATTGGCAATACTAACGCAGAAAGTAGAGAGTAGATAATGGCTTTGGCTAATAATACTAACTTTGTTATTTACAATGGATTAACTGTAGGTAATACTGCTGTTATTGCAGCTAATGGTCAATGGTTAGGTTCAACAACTAATATTGCAGGACCACAAGGACCTCAAGGTTCATCAGGATTTCAAGGCGTTTCTGGTGTTCAAGGATTTACTGGCACTCAAGGCACACAAGGTGCCACAGGAGCTCAAGGTCCTCAAGGTGTTCAAGGACCAACAGGACCACAAGGTTACCAAGGTGTTCCGGGCCCTGGAGGCGCTCAAGGTCCTCAAGGCACACAAGGAGTTCAAGGTTCATCTGGATTTCAAGGTGTACAAGGACTTATAGGTTCTCTAGGTCCTCAAGGTGTTGCAGGTGCTCAAGGTGTAACAGGTGTTTCTGGTTTTCAAGGTGCTCAAGGAGTACAAGGTGCAACAGGACCACAAGGTCCGCAAGGTGCTCAAGGTGTACAAGGTGCTCAAGGACCTGCAGGTTCTCAAGGGCCATCAGGATTTCAAGGCGTACAAGGTGCAACAGGACCGCAAGGTCCACAAGGTTCTCAAGGTGTAACTGGCGCTCAAGGTACTCAAGGTACTAACGGTATTCAAGGTCCTTCTGGTTTTCAAGGTTATCAAGGCACACAAGGACCAGCAGGTGCTCAAGGACCTACTGGTGTGCCAGGAGCACAAGGTACACAAGGTCCCGCAGGAGCTACAGGTTCTACTGGTTCTCAAGGTGCTCAAGGTCCTCAAGGTGCTCAAGGTGCGCCTGGTGTTCAAGGTTTTCAAGGTATTACAGGTATTATTGGTGCTCAAGGCGCTCAAGGTCCATCAGGCGCTCAAGGTCCACAAGGTGGTTCAGGTCCTTCTGGATCTCAAGGTGCTCAAGGTGGTGCAGGAACTCCAGGTGCTCAAGGTAGTACAGGACCAACAGGCTCAACAGGAGGAACAGGACCTGCAGGTTTTCAAGGTCCTGCAGGTAGTACTGGTCCATCAGGCGTTCAAGGTTCTACTGGTTCTCCTGGTGCTCAAGGTTCAGCAGGACCATCAGGTATACAAGGTCCTCAAGGAGGTACAGGGTCTACCGGTCCTACAGGTCCACAAGGAGGTACAGGTCCAACAGGACCGCAAGGATCAACAGGACCTGCTCCAACTCAAGTTAGTTCATTAGGTGTAAATACTCCTGCATCAGGTACAACGGGTGAAGTTCGTGCAACAGGCGATGTTGTTGCTTCTTACTCAGATAAAAGATTGAAAGATATTTTAGGAAATATTAATAACTCTTTAGATATGTTACAAAAAATTAGTGGTGTTTATTATGAATGGAACGAATTAGCTATTGAAAATGGTTTACATTATAATGGCCGTGAGATAGGATTGATAGCACAAGATGTTCAATCGGTTTTACCAGAAGTTATTAGGATTGCTCCATTTGACCAAGATAAATATGGAGACAGTAAATCAGGTGAAAACTATTTGACAATTCATTATAACATGATTGTGCCTCTACTGATTGAGGCTCTCAAACAACAAAAAGAGCAAATAGATTATATTAAATCAAAATTATAGGTGAATACATGAATGGTGAATGGTGTTATTTTAAATCATACTTTGACAAACAAACTTGCGAAAAGATAATCTCAGATGCACAAAGTATACCAACTCAAGATGGTATTCTTGGTATAGGTCAAAACACAACAGTAGACTTAAACTTCAGAAGAAGTAAAATTCGTTTTGTTAATGCAGACAATCCAAACTTTACATGGTTATTTGATGCATTATGGAAAACAGCAATACAAGCTAATAGAGATTGGTTTAATATTCATATTACAAAATTACCATTTATTCAAATAGCTGAATATGATTTTCAAGATAAAGGTGAATATAAAGAACACCATGATGTATTTTGGATGAACAATGATCCAATTTATCACCGTAAACTATCTTGTATTGTTCAATTATCAGACCCCAATGATTATACAGGTGGCAATTTCGAAATAACAGAAGGTTGTCCTCCTTTACCATCTGATGATATTCGCCAACAAGGTTCAGTCATATATTTTCCATCGATGTTTAGGCATCGTGCAAATCAAGTTTTGAGAGGTACACGTTATAGTATTGCAGCTTGGTTTGAAGGACCTAAATGGAGATAATATTAGAGAAAGAACCTTTTGAATACTTTATATTTGACAATTTCATATCACATGAAAATGCTTTAAAGTTATCAAAAGAGTTTTTACATTTTGATTCGCCACATTGGTATGATTATGATAATCCATTAGAAGTTAAAAAAACTTGCAATAATTGGTATCATTTTCCTCCAATGACATACAGTTTTTTTCAAGAGTTAAATACTGATATGTGTGATGCTATTAGATATTTTTTAGGTCTTGATGAGTTATATCCTGATATGGGACTTCATGGTGGCGGTTGGCATATTCATGGTCGTGGCGGAAAATTAAATATACATTTGGACTATGCAGTACATCCAAAATTAAAATTAAAGAGACAATATAATTTAATATACTATCTTACGCCAGATTGGAATCCTAAATGGGGCGGTAACTTAGAGTTTTGGTCACATGATGAATCTACGAATAAACCAAAAGAAAAAATAAAAACAATTGATAATGTTTTCAATCGTGCTGTCATATTCAATACAGCACAAAATTCTTGGCATGGGTTTTCAGAACCAATTAACTGTCCTGAAGGCATATATAGAAAGAGTATTGCTACTTACTATTTAACTACTGCAAGTCCAGGAACACCAAATAGACAAAGAGCATTATACGCACCAACAAAAGAACAAGAAAATGATAAAGAAGTTTTAAAATTGATTAAAAAGCGAGTTAAATTATGAGTGAAAAAAAATGTAAAATTGTAATGACTACTATGTTTCAAAATGAAGCTAAAAATATTGGTAGAATGTTAGAATCATGTTACAAATACATTGATTTTTTTGTAATTCAAAATAATGGTTCTACTGATGGTACAGACCAAATTGTCAAAGATTTCTTTACAGAAAAACAAATACCAGGTGTACTCTATGATGTAGAAGAAGGCTGGGTTGGTTTTGGATGGAATCGTGACCATTTAATTCAATACACACAATCTGTTGACCATGGTTGTGATTGGATTCTTAAAATGGATTGTGATGAGATATTAGAAGTTGATGGTGATTTTGATTGGTCAATTCTAGACCAAAAAGAAGTACAGGCCTGGCATATTCCTGCCGTTCAAGGTACTGCAATATATCACCGTGCATGGATGTGGAATGCCAAATTAAAATGGCGTTTTAATCATGACCCATGTCACGAAACAATTTATTGTGAAGACCCAGCCATTGGTGACCAATTTCAAAGAGTAGACTTACCTAAGTCATTTAGACAAATTGGTTTCAATGAAGGTCAAAGTTGGGGTGTACCAACTAAGTTTATGAGCCACGCACTCATCTTAGAAGAAAAGATGATGAGAGAAAATAGTTTTATGTCTGATATGTACCATTTTTGGTACATTGGTAAAAGTTATTTTGATGCATTTGAATCTAATGCTTTCCCTTTAGGAGACTTACAGAAAAGAGAATATGGTCGTAGATGCATTTATTATTTTGAAGAATATATCAACGCAACTCATAATTACAGACAGACACAAACAGCCCAATATATTGATGAAACATCATATCTGTCAATGATAATGATTGGTCAAGTTTATGGTTATCTTGGTGACACAGAAAAAGAATTGATGTATTATAAAGCGGCAGAACCATTTGCACCAGAAAGAAATGACCATTTAATTGCACAAGCAAAAAAATATATGGAGTTAAAAGACTGGAATAAAATGCTGAAAGTTTGTACTCCAATGATACAAGAAGATAGAGTTAATCCTTTTCCAAGGTATGTTAACTTTATTGATTCTGCCATGTATCATGATGGCGGTCCATTAGTCAAAGATTTATGGAATTTGGCAGTAGAAAAAGTAAACGAAGAAAATAATAAACCACAGTTACCATTTTTTATTAACACTTCATACAATAAGAGAATGTTTATTGTTGATAACTTTTATAATAATCCAGACCAAATCAGAAAGTTTGCTTTATCACAAGTTCAATATCAAGAAGATTTGAGATGGTATAAAGGTTTACGTTCTACTACCACTTATCGACCAAAAGGACTTAAAGAGGCCTTCGAACATATTATTGGTGAAAGAATTAAAGACTTTGAACAAGGTTGGAATGGTTGTTTTCAAATTACAAGAGCACATGATCCACAAGTATATCATTACGACCAACAAACTTGGGCTGCAATGATTTACTTAACCCCAAATGCACCTTTAGAAAGTGGTACTAGATTACACCAATCTAAAATTAATGATGCAAGACATTCAACAGATATGGATGCAGATAAAGCTTTCTCTGGTGGTTTCTATGATTCAAATAAATTTCATATCGTAGATTCAGCAGGTAATTTATACAATCGTTTAGTAATTATGGATGCAAGATGTATTCACTCAGCAGGTCCGTATTTTGGACAAAACGAACAAGATGGCAGATTAACACATTTATTTTTCTTTGATTGATTATGATATATTATAAATTTAGTATTATTACACCTGAACATGATCCAGGAAATATTCCTTTTTTGAATGAGTTGTATGATTCTATCTTAGAACAAACTTATGGTAATTGGGAATGGGTAATTTTAACAAATGGAAAATGTACACCTCAACATTTACCAGAAAGAATACGAAAAGATTTTCGTGTTAAAATATTTCATCATGAATCTATAACTTGTAGCATTGGCAAATTAAAAAATGATGCTTTCAATTTAGGTACAGGTGATATTTTGGTTGAAGTTGACCATGATGACATGATAACACCAGATTGTTTACAAGAATTAAACGAGGCCTATCAAGACCAAACAGTTGGTTTTGTTTACTCTGATGATGCCATGTATCATATGTTGGACCAATTTGTTCCATACAATGAAGATAATGGATGGACTTATCGTATGTTTAACTATAAAGGCAAAGAATTATATGCCATGAATAGTTTTGAACCTACAAGTCATTCCCTTTGTTATATTTGGTTTGCACCAGACCATGTTCGTTCATGGAGAAAATCTGTTTATAAAGAAATTGGTGGACATAATCCAGAATTAGAAATCTGTGATGACCATGAACTCTGTATTAGAACCTATCTTAAAACTAAAATGGTTCGTATACCAAAAGTGTTATACATTTACAGAATTACTGGTGTAAACACCTCAATGAATACTAGAAATGCGGATATACAAGTAAAAACAGTTGAATTAAATAGACAATACGCTCGAGCTTTAGCTGAAAGAGATGCTGACTTAAAAGGTTTATTAAAAGTTGATATTGGTGGAGGCTTAAATCCATATCCTGGATATAAAACAGTCGATATGAGAGATACTGCTGATATGAAAGCAGACTTAAATGATGGTATTCCATTGATTGATGGCTCTGTTGGAGTATTAAATGCTAGTCACATTTTAGAACACCTACACGATAAAACAAAAATTATGTCAGAGATTCATCGTGTGTTGGCGCCTGGTGGTTGGGCATTTATTGATGTTCCAAGCACCGATGGCCGAGGTGCGTTTCAAGATCCAACCCATGTAAGCTATTGGAATGAGAACAGTTTTTTGTACTATACTGATGCCAATTTAGGTAACTTTATTGATAATACAAACATTCGTTTTCAAGAATATCGTAGAGATACTTATTTTCCAAATGAATGGATGAAAAGCATAAACGTATGTGTAACAACAGCTTGGCTAGTTGCAGTCAAACTAGAATCACCTAGATATCCCGGTATCCTGAAGATATAAATACCTCTCATATAGGAGGATTTAATGGCCACAATCACCAATCGAAACGATTTCAAACAATATTGCCTTCGTAGACTTGGATTCCCTGTCATTGAAATTAACGTAGATGATGACCAAGTGGAAGACCGCATCGATGATGCGTTACAATACTGGCAAGATTATCACTTTGACGGACTACAAAAAATATATTATGTCAAAGCAATTCAACAAGCTGATATTAACCAAAAGTATATTGATTTAAGTAATGTTGTCGATGCTTCCAACAATACGATGGAGATTGTTGGAGTTACCCGTGTATTTCCAATTACCGATTCACAGGCAACTATTAATATGTTTGACTTGAGGTATCAGTTACGTCTTAATGAGTTATATGACTTCACCTCCGCATCGTATATCAATTATACTTTAACCCAACAACACTTACGTTCTCTTGAACTTATGTTCACTGGAGAGGTTCCTATTCGTTTCCAAAGACACATGCAAAAATTGTTTATTGATTGGGCATGGGGCACTTCACAAGCCAACGTTGGTGATGTTGTAGTTGCCGAATGTTATGCCTCAATTAATCCAGATGTTTATGGTAGAGTATGGAATGACCGATGGATGAAAGAATATGCCACAGCATTAATCAAAAGAATGTGGGGAAATAATCTAAAGAAATTTGCCGGCTTACAATTACCTGGTAGTGTAACATTAAATGGTGACAAAATTTATCAAGAAGCAACAGATGAGATTGAAAATTTACAAAAACAAATGCAATCTGAATATGGCGCCCCTTTAGAAATTATGATGAACTAATATGGCAACTTCAGTATATTTTAATAATTACAACTCAACAGGTGAACAACACCTTATAGAAGATTTAATTGTTGAATCAATTAAAATAATGGGGTTTGATGCGTTTTATTTACCCATTGAAAATCCAGAAGATAGAGATATTCTATATGGTGAAGATCCAGTTAAGAAGTTTAGAAGTTCTTTTCCTTTGGAAATGTATCTATCAGATGCCTCTGGTTATGATGGCCAGCAGGACTTCTTCTCTAAGTTTGGCTTAGAAATTCGAGATGTTGTTAAAGTAATACTATCAAGAAGGTCATTTCAGATAAGAGTACCACAAAATACTTTCACAAGACCTAGAGAAGGTGATTTAGTATATGTGCCTTTTTTAAATGGTACTGGTGAATTGTATGAGATTACTTTTGTTGAACAAGCAAAAGACTTTCATCAATTAGGAAGAAAAGCACCATATTTCTATGAATTAAGCCTTGAGAAATTCAAGTACTCACAAGAAATTATTAACACAGGTATGGCAGATATTGATAAAGTTTCTAATGATTCTTCATACACATTACATTTAAATACTGGAACTGGAACAGGCGTATATACAATTCAAGAAATTGTATATCAATCTTTAGACGGTACATATGCAAACGCAAATACAGTTGCATATGTACAATCTTGGATTCCAAGTTCAAATACTTTATCAGTTACAAATATTGCTGGTGAGTTTATTGATGGAAGATTGTTAATTGGTAAAACAAGTAATGCTCGTTATACATTAACATCTTTTGACCCATTAGAAACTCCAGCACACTTAGAAGTATATGATAATTTTTATCTTGCTAACACAGCGAATTCTATTATAGATTTCTCTGAATCTAATCCTTTTGGTTCAATCTAATGGCAAACGTAACATACAATCGTGTTATTCGTAAACTCGTAGTAGGTTTTGGTAATCTATTTGATGAGATTACTCTGGTTCGATATAATTCAAATAACACAGAAGCAGAAAGATTTGTTGTTCCTATTGCCTATTCAGCAAAAGAACTATATGTTCAAAGATTATTATTTGATCCTGATTTGGATAAAAAAGTTGCAATGACTTTACCAAGAATGTCTTTTGAAATGACAGGTATGCAGTATGATGTATCGAGAAAACAAAATACAAACATAAAGAATTACACAAATACAAATTCTGGGGTAGTGTCTCAATATAATCCAGTACCTTATGACTTTGATTTTTCTTTATATTTGTATGTAAGAAATACAGAAGATGGTACTCAATTATTAGAACATATTATTCCTTTTTTTACTCCTGATTATACAATTAAATTAAATTTAATACCAGATTTAGGTGTTGTAAAAGAAGTACCTGTTATTTTAAATAATGTAACTTCTGAAGTTAATTATGAAGGTGATAGAAATTCTCCAACTAGAATGATTATTTGGACTTTAAATTTTACAGTTAAAGGTTTTATATTTGGTTCTTATACTACACCAAAATTAATTCGTACATCTATTACAAATATATTAAATGATATAAAAGATACGGATATAGTAAGATTTAGAATGACAGCAAATACTGGAGTTGGTAGTTATCAGGCAGGTGAAATTGTTTATCAAGGATATACTCCACAAATTTCAACCGCTACGGCTAAAGTTGTTAGTTGGAATTCTAGTAATAATGTTTTGCATTTAACAAATATTAATGGTAATTTTGTTTCATCTCAATCAATTATTGGTGTAAACACAAATGCAAATTATACATTTAATTCTTATCAAGTACCAACAGCTAATTTGGCCACGATTAGAATTACTCCAAATCCAATAACTGCTAATGCTAATTCTGATTATACATATACCACTACAATAACAGAAACAAAAATTTAAACTATGAACAATCTTGATAAAAATTTAAGCCAAGTCTTTGATGTAACTCCTATTGATGAACCAAAATCAAAAAAAGCTATAGTATCCACGCATTATAAACAGCCTGATATTGAATCTGATTTAACAGATGCCTATCAGCAATCAAAAGAAAATCTTCAAGGTATTATTGACCAAGGTCAAGAAGCCATGTATGAGATATTGGAAATTGCCAAAGCAGGTCAACATCCAAGAGCCTTTGAAGTATATGCCACTTTATTAAAGAACATGACCGAAGCCAATGATAGACTTCTAAAGATTCAAAAAGAAATGCGTGAAATCTCTGGCGTTAAAAAAGAAGCTAATACCACCAACATAGACAAAGCCATTTTTGTAGGTTCTACATCTGAATTAAGTAAGTTACTAAAAAGTAAAGACTAATGGCAACACAAAAGAAAGAGTCGTATCGTGATAATCCTCTACTAAAAAGAGTAGGTATAGATGTTAGTTTTACCGAAGAACAAGTAGAAGAATATATTAAATGTCGAAAAGACCCATTATATTTTGCCAAATACATTAAAATTATCACACTTGATGAAGGTGTGACTGAGTTTAAAATGTATGACTTTCAAGAAGAAATGATACGAACATTTCACAATAACCGTTTTACCATCATGAAATGTCCTCGTCAGGTAGGTAAAACTACTACAACAGTCGCATATCTTCTTTGGACAATTCTATTTCAAGATTCTCAATCTGTAGCAGTTCTTGCTAACCGAGGTGAAACCGCTCGTGGTATTTTAAGTAAGTTACAATTAGCTTATGAAAATTTACCTATGTGGTTACAACAAGGCGTTGTTGAATGGAACAAAGGCCGAGTAGAATTAGAAAACGGTTCTATTATCGTAGCTTCATCTACATCAAGTTCAGCGGCTCGTTCTGGTTCTTTTAACATTGTGTTCTTAGATGAGTTTGCTTTCGTGCCATCTAATATTGCCACAGAATTCTTCACCTCAGTCTATCCCGTTATTACTGCTGGTACAAAAACAAAGATTATTATTGTTTCTACACCTAATGGTATGAATTTGTTTTATAAAATTTGGACTGATGCAGTTAATAAAAACAATAATTATATTCCATTTGAAGTTCATTGGTCAATGGTACCAGGTAGAGATGAAGCTTGGAAAGAAGAAACTATTAAGAATACTTCCGAAAGACAATTCAGACAAGAGTTTGAAACTGAATTCTTAGGTTCTTCTAATACACTTATCTCTGGTCAAAAATTACAACAGTTGGCCTACAAACCACCAATTGCCAACCATGACAAGATGAATATCTATAAACATCCTATAAAAGGTGATGATGAAACTACCAAAGACCATTTATATGGTATTTGGGTTGATGTATCAGAAGGTAAAAATTTAGACTGTTCTACTTTTTCTGTAATAGATATATCAACTACACCATATGAACAAGTAGCCACATATAGAAGTTCGTCAATTTCTCCTATACTTTTTCCAACAGTCATCTATAATGCTGCTAAGTATTATAATGATGCTTATGTTTTAGTGGAGATAAATAACACACCACAAGTTGCTGACATTTTACATCAAGACCTTGAATATGAAAATTTATTCAAAGTATTTACAGGTAATAAACAACCGCAGCAATTATCAGCTGGATTTGCTAGAGGTGTACAACTAGGTTTGAAAATGTCAGTTCAAGTTAAAAGAATGGGTTGTTCTAATCTTAAGACTTTAATTGAAGGCAATAAATTACTTATTAATGATTTTGATACAATATCAGAGTTAACTACTTTTGTTGCTAATAAAACATCATTTTCAGCAGAAGCAGAAGCAAATGATGATATGGTTATGGGTTTGGTGATGTTTGCGTGGGCAACCACACAAAAATATTTTAAAGAAATAGTAAATCATGATATAAGAAAACAGATTCAGTTGGAAGATATGAATCAACTGGACCAAGAAATATTACCAGCACCAATTATTGAAGATGGACTGGAACATAAATTTGAAGTTTTTGATGGTGATGTATGGGAAGCCGCTGGTGGTGGCGAAATTTATTCAAGTTTTATCAGAGATTCTATTAGGAATCTATAAAGATAGCGTTTGATAAATATAATCATGGTATTATAACTGCCAATAACATAATAATTTAAGGAGAACACAAATGGCATTTCAAATCTCTCCAGGTGTAGCTGTTTCCGAAGTCGATTTTACGACAGTAGTTCCTTCGGTACAAACTACAGCCGGTGCAATCGTAGGTACTTTTCAATGGGGACCTGCAGGAGTAATTAAACAGACTTCAAGTGAAACAGAATTAGCTTCCATATATGGTAAGCCATCAACAAACACAGCAATACAAAATACATTTCTAACTGCATCTTCATTTTTAGCCTACGGAAATAATTTAAAAGTTGTTCGTGCTGTAGCTGCTACGACTAACAATGCTACATCTAATTCTAGTTCGAATATTCAAGTTACAAACGAAAATTCTTTTGAATATTCATATTTAAATAATAGATTAAATGCTAATGTGGCTGGAGCTTTTATTGCTAGATATCCAGGAACTTTAGGCAATTCATTAACTGTTTCAGTTTGTGATGCTGGTGCTTCTGGTGCAAACTCAACATTTGCAACATGGAATGTTAATGGTGTCGTTGTTTCATCACTTTTTCCTAGTATTCCAGGAACTTCAGTTCAAGCTGCAGCCGTTGGTGCTTCGAATGATGAAATCCACATTGTTGTTGTTGATTCTGGTGGAGCAATTACAGGTTCAAAAAATACGGTATTAGAAATATTCCCATATCTTTCAAAAGCTACTGATGCTACTGACTCATTAGGAAATTCAAACTATTACAAAGATTATATTTTTAAAAATTCAAAATATGTTTACGCAATAGATCCTCCTTTATATAATACAATAGGTATAGCTAATACTACTCCATCAAATACATGGGGTTTTGCATTAGCTAATACAAGTAACGTTGCTTTTGCTACAATGAATACCACACCATCGTTTACTTTATCAAATGGTTCGAATGATGCTCCAACTGATGCAAATAGACAAACTGGTTGGGATTTATTTGCAAATTCAGATGAAGTAGATATTTCTTTAGCAATAACTGGTAGTGCTTCTGTTGTTGTTCAACAATATGTGATTAATCTTGTTAACACTCGTAAAGACTGTATCGCTTTTATTTCACCTCCTTCATCAAACGTTGTTAATCAAACTGGCTCAGAAACAACTAATATTCGAAATTGGATAACAGCATTGGATCGTTCTTCTTCTTATGTTGTTGCTGATTGTGGCTGGAAATATATGTTTGATAAGTATAATAATAATTATACATACGTTCCTTTGAATGGTGATATTGCTGGTTTATGTGTTTACACAGATGCTGTCCGTGACCCATGGTTCTCACCAGCTGGATTTAATCGTGGTAACTTAAAGAATGTTGTTAAGTTAGCATGGAGTCCAAACAAGACTCAACGTGATACACTATATGCTATTGGTGTTAATCCAGTTGGTTCATTCGCTGGCCAAGGTACTGTGTTATTTGGAGACAAAACATTACAGTCTAAACCATCAGCATTTGATAGAATTAATGTTCGTAGATTGTTTATTGTGTTAGAAAAATCAATTGCTCAAGCAGCTAAGTTTTCTTTGTTTGAGTTTAATGATACTTCTACACAAAATCAATTTGTTAATTTGGTAACTCCATTTTTGGCAGATATCAAAGCACGCCGTGGTATCTTTGACTATCGTGTTGTTTGTGATTCTACAAATAATACACAATCAGTTATTGATGCTAATCAATTTGTTGGTGATATCTACGTTAAACCTGCTCGTTCAGTTAACTTTATTCAATTGAATTTTGTTGCTGTAAGAACTGGTGTCGATTTCACAACAATCGTTGGACAAGCTTAATAAATAATACAACGATATAGGAGAAAAAAATGGCATTTAACGTAACAAAATTTAGGTCAGAACTTAACTTTGATGGAGCTCGGCCAAATCTTTTCGAAGTGAATTTAACATTCCCAATAGCAGTACCTGGTGCTGGTGATGCCACTCAGAAAGCTTTGTTCCAAGCAAAATCTGCTCAGCTACCTGGTTCAACTATTGGTACTGTTCCATTATATTATTTTGGTCGTGAAATGAAATTTGCTGGTAACAGAACTTTCACAGATTGGACAGTAACAATTATCAATGATGAAGATTTTTTAATCCGTAATTCTTTAGAACAATGGATGAATCTAATCAATGGTCACTCAGGTAATTCAAGAAATCCAGCCTTCAATACACCTTTAGGTTACACAGTTAATGCAAACGTAGTGCAGTATGGTAAAGAAGGTTCTATATTAAAGAGATGTACTTTTGTTGGTATGTTCCCTGTTGATGTGGCTCCAATCGATTTAGATTGGGGTTCAAATGATTCTATTGAAGAATATTCAGTAACATTTGCATATCAGTACTGGACTTCAGATTCAACAGATAGATTTTAATTTTTATTATTTTATAGAGAGGACCTAGGTCCTCTCTTTTATGTTTTTTTGAATTGAAATAGGACAATATGGCCGCTAATAAATTTTCACTTTTTGGTTTTACAATTTCACGGAAAGACGATGACGTCCAAGCCGTGCAACAATCTTTTACGCCTCCAGTTAATGATGATGGTGCCCTTACCATTACTTCTGCCGCTTACTATGGCACTTACGTTGACCTAGATGGCTCTGCTAAAAATGAAATAGAACTCATTGGTCGTTATCGTGAAATGGCCATGCAGCCAGAAATCGAATCTGCTATTGATGACATTATCAATGAAGCTATTTGCCAAGATGATGATGGTAGAAATATTCGTATGATTTTGGACGAATTAAAGCAACCAGATAAAATTAAAAAATCATTACAAACAGAATTTAGTACTGTGCTTAGATTGTTAAACTATAATCAAATGGCACAAGACATTTTTCGTAGATACTATGTTGATGGTAGATTATACTATCATATGATTATTGATAGAGAAAAACCAACTGAAGGTATTAAAGAATTAAGGTACATTGACCCACGAAAAATTCGTAAAGTTAGAGAAGTTAAAAAATCAAAAGACGAAAGGACTGGCGTAGAAGTTGCCAATGTAATCAATGAATACTATATTTTTAACGATAAAGTTATTTCTGGTTCTTCTAGTAATTTTGGGCCTGTGGGTGTTAGAATTACCACCGACTCAATTATTTCTGTTGTTAGTGGTCTTATGGACTCTCGTAGGGCTGTGGTATTGTCATACCTACACAAAGCGATAAAACCACTTAACCAATTAAGGATGATTGAAGATGCTACTGTCATATATCGAATTTCTAGGGCTCCTGAGCGTAGGATTTTTTATATTGATGTGGGTAATTTACCGAAATTAAAGGCAGAACAATACCTTCGTGATATCATGGTCAAATATAAAAACAAATTAGTCTATGATGCCGTTACAGGTGAAGTAAGAGATGACCGTAAATTCTTATCAATGATGGAAGATTTTTGGTTACCTCGTAGAGAAGGTGGTAAAGGCACAGAAATTACAACATTACCTGGTGGTCAAAACTTAGGTGAGTTAGAAGATGTTAAGTATTTTGAAAAGAAATTATATAAAGCTCTGAGTGTTCCAGTTTC